TCAATGCGAGACCAATGAAAACACTCAACTGGCAATCACCACGAAAGGTTTTTCAGCAGTTTGCAGTGTTCGGTTAATTCTTGCAATCTACCACTTTACCTACTTTTCCACCTAGCTCCTCAAATGGTTTAGCTAATTTGCTGATTCTTTCGCCAACGCCATCAAACATACTTTTGAATAAGGTTACAAACGGTTTAAATGCTTTTGTGAGAGCTTTCCAACTATCACCAAACACTTCTCCTATTGACATACCCAAAACTATCAATGAATCTGTAATTGGTTTCATAGCCTCTTTAAATGAATTAAAGAGGTCTCCTGCTACCTTTGCTACTTTTCCAAAAGCATTACCAACACTCTTAACAATTCCGTCAACAAAACCTTTAAACTTTTCGTTGTGCTTGTACAATTCATAAAAGGCAGCGCCAACCGCAACAATTCCGCCAATTATGGCTACCAACGGAATTGATTTCATAGCTAATCCTAATGCTGTTTGAGCTAGCGTTAACTTGCTTGTACCTCCAGCGGCAGCCGTTTGTGCTAACTTGTATGAATCCATAAGTCCAGCTATTTTTTGGACGATCAATAGCTCTTTCATTGACTTAACCGTAGCGTCAACCCCGGCAATAAATCCGTATATTTTTTTAGTTGCAAACACCGCAACCATTACAGAACCTAGAGCCTTTAAAGCACTTTTGTGGTTTGCTATTTCTTCTAGCAAATTGTTAACATTTTTTAATGGGTCTGCAGATTTTTTACTATCTTTACTAATTAACCCGAAGGCACTAGCTATACCTGTGATTGTGTCTTTTGCGACATCCCAAGCTCCGCCTATAAGTGCCCCAGATATTTCTTTCAAACTGTTTAATATACCGGTTATATCTTTTTTGTGAGCGTTGATATATCCAAAGACATTGGCAACCGCTTTTCCCATGGCACCAAATGCACTCGTTGATACATCTGCTAATTGATTAATAATCCCAGTAAGATTCTTCTTACCTATTTTATTAATCATGTTATCCAGTCCAGAAACAACGTTTGCCTCTAGTGAACCCCAAGCACCTTCAAAAGTATTGGTTGAAGTCGCCGCCTTTTTGGCTGCATCATTACTACCGAGCTTTGTTAGAGCGTCATTAAACTCGTCAGCGGTGATTTGCCCGTCAGCCATAGCGTCACGGAAATTACCGGTAAAGGCACCATTTTCTTTAAGCGCCTTTTGTAGTACTCCAGATGCACCAGGAATGGCATCGGCCATTTGATTCCAGTTTTCCGTGGTTAACTTTCCGGCTCCAGCTGTCTGAGTCAATACCATAGCAACTGACTTAAACGTGTCGGCATTTCCACCCGCTTGTGCGTTTAAGTTTCCCGCGGCTTCAGTAAGTCCAAGGTAATCTTTGACACCGTTAGCAGCAAGTTGAGCAGTCGTGTTTGATACGGTATTCAAATCATAAACAGTATCATCTGCATACTTTTTAACTTGCTTTGTGGCTTTATCAATTTCATCTTCGCCAAATCCACCCAACTGCATAGTTGATTTGAACTTTTGTAGTGCGTCCGATGAATTCAACGCCTCTTGCCCTAATCCAGATATAAACCCAGCCACGGTACGCACACCGGCAGATATTGTTGAACCAACGAATGTTCCTATTGCAATATCTTTTAATCGATGAAACTTATCACCGACTTCTTCTGCTTGGTTTTTTAATGAACGTAAACCAGTAGAGGCATTGTCATTGAGTTCTACTTGAGAAGTTATTTTAGAAGGTATTTCACGAAGTAATTTTTCATAGTTAATGACTTCGCCTTTTTCTGCCTTAGTTAGTAGTTCGGTTTGTTTTTCTTTCGGTAGTTGATTCAATAATTCTCGAAAGTTTTTGATGCCAGCTTTATTAGCTTTTGTTTCAAGTTTCGCCACAAGTGGGTCACCCTTGAAAGCGTCTTTAAATTCATCATAGCCACTCTTACCAGCAGTTTCAGCCTTTGATTTGAACTCACTCCAAGTCTTATCTGTCTGATCATTTAACAATAAATCAATGTTAATTGAACCATCAGCCATTCAGTTTCCTCCTTTCTGTGTTTATTCAGCATCTCCCATCATCATGTCGAAGATTGCGGATGCGTTTCCTGTAAATCCATCTCCTTCTACCTGATTGTCAAGTTGATAATAGGATTTCATTTCACTTACGAATTGCGCTTGCTCTGGATTATCTTTATATCCAGTCAAGTCATCACTTCGATATTGTCTTATCTTTTGAATAGGAGTATCCGGACCCAAGTTATCAAACAGAGCTTTGAACTGATGCCAATCCATACGGTCAATCATTTGATTTAGATCAATATGATAGAAACTCAAAAAAGATGCATAGATTGCCCCAGCATCTTGTTCATAATCATAATCAGCTTGACTGCTTAATGGCTCATCAACTTGTGATTCATTGTTGTAATCACTTTCATCATTTCCGTAGGGTTTTTCATTGATATACTCAAACAAGCTCTTTATAATATCTGCCTTGATGGCTATATCATCACTTGGAATGTTGTCAACAACCAACAAATCAAAACATTTATCAATTTTTTTAGCATCATCTAAATCACTATCCAAAACACCAAACGCTTCAATCACAACATTAAAGGCTAAATTAATTCGATATTCTTTATCAAGTAATTTAAATGTCGTCTCCGGTCGCTTGGTAAATGAAAACATTAGTCATTGCCTTTTGAACGACGTTGTGAACGATTGCTGCCATACTTTTGCTTTAATTCATCACTTTGGCCAGCTTCAAACACAGCTTGCGCAATTTTTACAATAGTTACAGCGCGATTGTCAGCGTAGCGAGCAATTTCGTCAGCTTCTTTCTTACCGATGGCAGCTTCCAAATATTCTTTTGAGTTGTCAGACATTTCTTTGTATGACTTACTTACCAACTTACGTTGTTCGTCCAAAGTTGCGTCTTCATCGTACTTTTCAACTCGACGATACAAATCACCTGTCTTTAGCATCAAATCAGAGTACTTTTCATCAATTTCAGGTGTATAGCGTGCTGTATACGTTTTCTTGCCAATTATCAAGTCCTCGGACTTGATAATCAAACTTGTAATGTTAATTGCCATGTGTGTTCTCCTTATGAACGCTTAGAATTGTTATGTAATTGGGCTTTTCACCCCATTTGAACGTTTAAGCTGTTGTCGCTAGATCAATATTACTGACCTGTTCCGCTGCCAGTTGTAGTTCCTGTTACACTGCGGTGCTGACAACTTGTGGCTTACCATTAGCTGCAAGCGTGAAACTAAATGTTTGCTTTGCATTAGCTGCACCACCAAATGGTACAATGGCTTGCAAAGTAGCTGGGAACTGAACTTGCTTGCCTGATGGATCAGTCCAACGAGCCAATGTGTGTAGTGTGTCACCAACACCGATGTACTTTGATGCAATATAATCTTGTGCTGCATCACCGTTTAAGCGGTGACCGGCTACAGCAAATGAAATCGTCTTACCAGTTACATCGACACTAGAGAACCCTTCACCATCGTAGTAAGGCGTAGTATCAGCTGTTTCAGATGCAGAAGGCGTGATCTGGTGAATACCAGCAGCAAGTGTCGCCCACTTTGCCTTAGCAACATCAGCTAGCGTTGTGTTGCCAGCTGTATCAATTTCTAACTTATTTTGGTAGTTTTCATTAAATGTTTTAGCCATCTTAATCTCCTAAATTAATTTGTTGTGTTATTTCAACATTAAAGTCCAATAAAAAAACGCCTTTTTCAGAGACGTCTATCATTGTTGCGAATGGTTGTGGTTCAATATCTATCTTGTTGAAATCATACGTACCATCTGTTTCCAAACTGTCCGTGTTATCCAGCAAATCGCTTATCTTCCACAACGTATTATTACCTAATTCAAAATCATCAGTGCGTAAAGCTATCTCAAAAGACAGTGTGCGTTCTTGAATTCCTGACCAATCCTGACTAACCACTTGTGAACCGGGCTGTGAATAGATACCAAAATCATTGTCATTACTCAGGTGTCCTATGATTAATTGAGTTGGTAAATTGTCTAACTGATTAATTTTATCAGCAAGTCTTTCTAGTAAATCCATTACTTCATCAACTCCTTTACATAGACATCTGTTACAGTTTTCATCAATGATTTGTCACCTATCAAACGCTTGTCCCAACGGCTACTAGTACCAGGTGTCGTGTAATTGCGAATCTGGCTACCGTTAATCACACCAAAGAATTGAGCACGTGCATAAGGCATCGTATAGATGATATGTTCACCATCATTTGAAACATTAGATGCTGTTCTCAATCTGTTTTGCTTTTGCATGTCAGACTTCGGAACGAAACGTTCCATAGCCATCATTGCCTGATTAGCAGCCTTAAATTGTGACGATTTTTTTTTTGCTCCAGCCATAATGTGATTAGCTCTATCAAAGTCTAATTTAATAGCCATCACAACACCTCCACTTCGTAACTCCAAACCTCATTATTCAATGGGTTGCGGTTGTCTACTATACGTTGAATAGTGTACTCAACACCCTCAAAAATAATTTTGTTACCTTGACTAGTTTTATCTAGCTTTGGGATTGGAGTTGTTACGTCTGAATACAAAAAAATAACTGCATTGGCAACAACTTGACGACCGTTATTCGTTCCTGAATAAATTGTCTCTTGTTGAACCACACAATTATTAATGATCGCATCTACTTGTGTTTGCTTGCCATATTTATCTTTAGCACCACTAGGCATACGATAAATAACTTGCTGATTAGCATATTTTTTCGGTATTGTAGGTATTTTAGACACTAGCAACACCCCCATATCGCAAACCGAAACGGCCCAATAGCATCAATGCTTCATCGGGGACAGCAAATCCACTGCTAGTCGATGATGAACCATCACTATTAGCAGATTGCAATGTGGTGCGGCCTATTTCTACACTTGAATACGAACCATTATTCAAATCAGAACTATCAGTAACGCTGTTTCTATCCATGTAATCAATAGTTAGCGCAATAGCACGTTTAAACGCCTTAGCCCTAGCATTTATCCATGGATATTCAGAAGCACTGTCATCTGACAATACAGGCGAATTAGGCATACCATAAAAGTAGTTAGTCACGGTATCAATCTGTATTTCAGCCTTTGAGATCAACTTTTTAAACGTATCTTCAGATACTGAATTAGGTAATATATTTGTAAATTCAGGATAAGTTAAATACATAACTTACTCCTTTCTGTAAATATTACTGACCTGTTCCACTTCCCGATGTTCCGCCGCCAGTTGTAGTTCCTGTTACACTGCAGTGCTGGTAACTTGTGGCTTCAGCTTGTTTGACTTACGTACTGACGTATTTTCTACGCTAGTAACGTTTTGGTCAATAACGGTTCCATCATTATAAGTAAATGGTTTGATCACAAGCAACTTTGTGTCGTCATAGATTGCAACACCATAGTGCATATCTGCGTTAAACTTAGTCAACTTATGGTCAATATCACGATCTTTTTCAGCTTGCACGGCGCGTTTCAAGTAAGTTTTCATAGCACCTGCTTTAGCAACAACAGCTGAACTAACAGGAATCTTACGTGAACGAATAAACTGCCAACCCAACACACCACCGAATACACCAGTTGATAAAATGGAATCACCTAACGCCGTTGCGCGTTCCCAATCTTGTGCCGCCGCCTTACGAACCCTATTAACATCTTTCGGATTCATGTAGATAACGCCTTGTGCACTGCCGTCATCACCTTCAAAGTTGTTGCCAGATGTATCATCGATGAATGCAGCTTCAATATCATCAATAAAATCTAACTTTGTAAAATCAGCACTAACTAATTTTAGCCGTGACTTTGCTGCAGTAGCAACAGTATCATTATCTAACTTAGCAGCAATAGCCATTGTGATTTGGCGTGTTGCTTCACCGACTGGATCACCATAGCCAGACAGTACAGCTTCATCTGTTAATTGAACACCCTTACCGGCTTTCTTAACTGTAAATGTGTCAGTTGAGTTGGTCAATTTTTCATAATCAATAGCTGCACCCTCGGCAACGTCTTTCGCATCACCAATATACTTCCAACGAGGAACTGTAATTGTATCACCTGGGCGACCTGATAGAGTGTCGTCAATAGGCGCAATAGCCCCAAACTTGATTGCCTTTGGTAGTTGCGCAAGAATCATCTCGCCCATCACTTCTGGGTCAATCATTTGTTCCAATGTAGTTAAATCATTTGCCATGAATTATTCTCCTTTATTTTGTGCAACCGCCTGTTCATAGACCTCTGGATTAGAGCTCTTAAGTTCAAGCGCTTGTTTGTATGACAATTCGCTAAGCTTTGGTACCTCATTTGAACCACCAGAAGGATTGCCAGAACCAGTAATCTTAACGCCCGGCTTTGCACCTTCTTGTTCGGCAGTAAATAGATAACCATCACTTTCTTGTAATTGCTCAAGTTGTTCTTTCAGACCATGCACACCGTCGTCATCAATCGTGATGTTGTCGCCGTTCAACAAAGCCTTAACAGCTTTTGGATTCTTAGCCTTAGCTTCACGCAAAGCTAGTTCAATAGCGCCATCACGCTTCAATGTGGCAATGTTTGCTTCATAATCAGTCTTAGCTTGCTTGTTTTGGTCTTGCAATGCCTTGATTTGAGTTTGAAGTTCTTCATTATTGCCTGCCTTACCTGATAAGTCTTTGAGTTGCTTGTCACGCTCGGCAATTTGTGATGTTAGATCAGTATTTTGTTGTTTCAACTGTTCTAATTCGCTCTCAACGCCCTTTGACTTCTCCAAATCCTTACCATGTTCAGCCATGACTTGGTTTACCTGTTCGTCTGATAGACCAAACTTTTGCAATGTATCCCTGTTCATAAAAATCTCCTTCGTGTTTTTACGGTGTAACGTCACCGAATTTTTTGAACTTAAAAAAGCCTTTTATAAGGGACGTGCTCGGGTCCACATAATTATTTACTGTAAATTTGCTCACGCGAATAATCACGACCTAGATAGTCTTTATCACCAATAAATTCTCGTAGGCTTTTCTGCTGACTAGATATACGTGACTTCATTCTTGATGCCATTTCTTGGTCGTTTAATTCTTGTGCCGCTGCTAAACGTTTCTTGCTACCACGTATAGCTCGTTCCATGTTGCGTTGCTTTTGTTGCTCTTGGCTACGTTTCATAGCTTCGTCAGGGTCATACTGCTTAGGTGTAACGTCAGTGTTCACATCTGGGTCAAAGGGCGTTAATGTGTGTGAGCAATTAATTCCTTGTGTCCCTTGTGGATTCCCATAACCGTGATTATAAATACTGTCATACTTTGGGTTATAAGCTTCACTATCTTCTGCCACAACATTGACCACCTTGCCTTGAATAGGCGCACATGCTTCACGAGCGGCAGGGTGTGAACTCATCATTGCTTGTCCCATACCGTAGTCATGCATACGTTTTAACCGCAAGTCGTTAAATGTTCTATGAGCTGTCGCATTAACAACTAGTCTGGAGTAACTTTCCAACGACCAGCCATGATTTCCTTTATCAACTAAAGTAGTCTGAATACCCTTATCAACCCATTTATACACGTTATCTCTGACGGCTTTTTCTGGCGTTTTAAGCCCGCTTGTTACTTCTAGCGTTGATTGCTTGACGATACTTTGAAACGTCTTCATAGCTGCATTATTTTCGTAATTTGTAGTCAATAGTGTTTGATTAACGTTGTTATTAATATCAAGGAATGTCTGCCGCATGATTGAATCTAACATGTTAGAAACATCATCGCCAACAGTGACTTGTTTATTCATTATTCCCTGTAATTGTTTGTCAATCTCTAATACTATTTGCAAGCCGTTACGCTTAACCATGCTTGTTAATTCATGCTCTGATACTTTATTAGCTTTAGCCACTATCTTGATTACATCACGAGTTAACGCATGCATTTTGCTAAGTTGTTCAACTTGCCACATCATAGCATTATCGCCATTGATTTTATCCCAATCGCTGTTTTTAACCGCATTAATTAGCAGTTTAAATATATCCTGTTCTAATTTTGCATAGATATCAGATATACTGTTTGCTTGCTGTTGCATCGTGTTTGGCGTAATCATTCATCATTGCCTCCGCTATTGTCGGTATTGTCATCACCATCATTTCCACCCAACATACCAGCGTGTTCATCAGGCATATTGTCTGTTTCAGGTGCTTCACTTTGTAACTCTGCAAGCCATTTGTCGGCATCGTCTTCACTCAAACCGTAATTACGCATCAAAAATCGTTTCTTTGGCATAAGTTGAGCTATTGCAACCTTTAAATCTTCTTCGAGTTGCTTATCTTTATCAACGAAAACACCATCGTCAAAGTGTAGGTTAATTTCTAATGGATTATTAACTAAATCGACTGATAATGGCGCTTTTTGGTTGTCGAACAACTCGGGCTTAGTGGCTAATTGAACGATTGATATAATCAACTCTTTAATTTGTTTTTCAACTTGAGTAATGTAACTTGAACGAGTACGATACGTTTCACTATTGTCGGAAACCACTTCTGTGGCTGTTTTATCACTCTTTGTGGCATCGGTAGACAATGTACCTTGTGATAACCCTATATTGTTTTCAAACTCACGCATGAACACTTGAAATGAATCATTGTACTGTTGCACACGAATATCGTTAGTCAAGTCTTCGATAATCGGCTTACCGTCTTTGGTTTTACCAACTTGCATAAACACATCATCGTCGGTATCAAATACAGGATAGCCTTGATTACTCTCGTCTCCAACGTGTGATGTTGACGGCTTCATCAAAGAACCGTCAATCGCTATACGCCTCTTGCCTAGCTTTACTTCACGATGGAATTGGTCTTGTGCTGTATTGATCGCATTAATAACATGTTTGTTATTCTCTACAATTCCAATACCTAACGGACTTTCAATTGACTTGTTGTTCTTGCCAGGCGTTTTGAAATAAGCGAATGTTGGTCGTACGATATCACTAATAACAACTTGTTCTGGTAAGTCAGCAAACTCATCAAGAACGGTTAAATTAACTTGTTGTCCTATTTCACCGACGTTTTCGGAGCGATACAGTTCATTAGTAATCGTTTCTTCACTAATCCCATCGAACTCATGAAATTCTAGTAACGAGTACCAAACAGTCTTATTGTTCTCCGACTTGGTTGTTCGATTGACGATAACCGCTGATTGAATATCATTTGTGTTAGATTGCAACGGTACAAATTGGTCAGCACGTACCCAAGCTAATTTAATCTTGTTATTATCCACGTATGGTCGAATAGCAAATCCACCAGTAGCAATACCAGTTTCTAAATACTCTTCATACTTCAAATTAAACAAGTTATCAGTCAACACACCGTTAATAAAAGTATCGATATTTTCACCAGTTACAGATACAGTTACCTGTTCATTGAATATAACCGATGCCAATTTACGCGCTGCTTGATGAGTAACAGATAGCGTTGATAGCTTACGTTTACGCCTTTCATTGTTTGTATTGTAGAAATGAACATCAGCAAACACATCACTGTAATAGTCCAAGTTTTCTCTAATTCTTTTAATTTCACTGACAGGCAAGTTAACGCGTGGGTCATCAGTAATATTTGCAAGTGATTTTCCAAAGCCCATGCTTATTTTTCCTTTCGTAAAAAAATCGTGTAGTTTATCTCTAATTGTCATAATTGCTCCTACCATGCAAGGTCTAACACATCTTCATTGTCAAGAACAAAATACTGGAAGTTATCGCATGTGTGGTCTGCTACCTTGATAACCTCTGGCTTTTCAGCATGTAGTGTTTTCTCGTCCCACTGATAACGCTTGTGTTCTTCAATGAACTTATCAAGATTGTTCTCAGTAGGGAGATAATAAAAACGACCCTGTGCAAGTAAATTCTGCACACGATCAATCATGTCTGGTTTCTTCAATTTAGCTATTGGGTGCCAATCAACACCGAAGTCCTTATGATATTGGTTTCTCAACGCTGCTTCAGCACTATCCATTGTCATGTTGCTGATAGGTTTACCGTACTTAGCATACATACGCTCTATGAAATCATGAACGTTCTTAGACAAGTCATCAGTAGCCATTTTATCAACCTTACCTTCTGGACTGTAATACCAAGTATCTAGTAGCACTACCTTACGATGATAAGTTACACCATAGCAGCCAACCGCAGTAGCAGAAACAGAGTGACCAACATCGGCAGAGAAGTACAAATCAACAACAGAATCATCTAAATCTTCCAAGTGTTCCAGTCGTTGGAATAAGTCCATCTTATAGACGTTTGTGCCAAGGCCAACTGGCTCACCCAAGAATTGCCATCTGTAATAGTCATGATCGTTAACTTTGTACTTTTCAATGTCGTGTAGATACTGTTCAGACAAGAAATGCAGTTTATCATCTAAGTACGTCGTATGTACTACTAAGAAATCAGGGTCATCACGAATTGTTTCCACCCATTCGTTAATCCAGTCATAAGGATTACGTGGTGGGTTATACGAGAATATCGTAACAACTTGCATGCCTTTAGGTAGCTTTTGACGTGTATATGATAACTGCACTGTGTGTATTTCAGTAAAATTGCTAAACTCAGTAGCTTCTTCAAACCACAACCAACGCACATATCCCTTAGCTATCTTGAACGACTTTTGCTTACTAGGGTCATCAACACCAGAGAAGTAAAAGCCACTGCCATTACGTCTATCTATAATCTCCATGGGTGACGTTTTAAAACGAAATAACCACGATACATGTAATTCATCTAAAGCCCACTTGATTTGCTCATAAACGCTACGTTTGAGATTACCAGCTACCTTACGATAACAAACCACATTAGCATTTTCATCGGCCATCATGCCCATTGCTAAATACATACTAATTGCACTAGATTTTGTACTAGCACGTCCGCCTTCTTCGATAATATTAGATGCGTTTGTTTCCCACAAATGGTCAAAAGCTGGATTAACTAATTTAGCTACGTTCATCTTCTTCTGCCCTCCTATCGAAACCTATCACACGTATCTCATTAGCGGTGCCATTATCAGTAACTTCTCTTGCATTAGCTTCAGCAATATCAGCTTCAGCACTAAGCTTACGTATTTGCTGTTCGACTAACTTATCATTATTTGGATAGCGTTTAAGTATTTCTCTGACAGCAATAATACGTGTCTTTGTATCTGGCTCTTTTTCGACTTCTTCCACACCTATAGGAGTTGACACAACGACTGTTTCTTTCTCTTCACCTCTAGCTATACTAGTAAGCAATTCAACGGCTTCTGTGTAGCTCATAACACGGTTTGACGCTATTTCAGCCATGCACTTTTCTATGTACGCTTTTATATTAGGTTTTATTAGGTTTTCTGTCGCAATCACTGCGGCTGTTTTCTTACTATAACCAGCTTCAATCGCTGACTGCGTAGCATTTCCGGTCTTGATATACTCATCAGCAAACTTCTTCTGCTTTGGCGTTAATTTCATGTCATTGTGTCACCTCCTTTCAGAAAGGCATTTTTTGATTACTTAACGATTACAGCTTTGTTTGCATCGGGTGTGATGTTTCTGACCGAATATCCAAGCTTAATTGTTTCCTCAATAACCTCAATCACGTTGTATGGTAAATGCAATGCCAATACCGCTATCGAATTTATTTTGTCTTTCTCAATCATTTGAGTTAAATACTTTGATGATAACTCGTCCATCTTTTCTCCCCATTCACTGCAAAATAAAAAGCGCTTATGCGCCTTTGTAATCGTTCCGTTCACTTTCGCTCAAACTTAAAAAATAAACAAACTGGTTTATTTTTGTTTTGTAATTTGCATTCCATCTAAATTCAGGTGGTAAATTATCATCTTTTAATTTAAAAGCAATCGTCAGCTTAGAATTATTCAGCGCTTTTAAAAGGCACATTGTCTTGTAATGGCTTTCTCCCAAATAACGGTCTAAGTCATTATTAAAACGTTTTGAGTTGTTACTTATAATAACTTCTTGTATAAACTCTTCAAAACTTTCCTTTTTGTCTAATGCTCTTTTCACTGATAATTTTGAAAAACGAGACCAAATAATTTTGACGATCACAGAAAGTATCATTAACAAAATTGGAATAATAATTTCTGCCCTTAAGCTAAAGCCATCCATAAATCTATTCATCTCCAACCTCCAATAGCAGTAATTATACTACTAGAGAGACATGGGTTGGATTAGAAATTAATCGTTCATAAAACAATCAAACCAGAATCCGGTTGCTGCACACATCATAAATGTAAAAACTGTATCAATCCAATTAACAGAAATGACAGATATTAAAATAATGAAAATAACATCAGTAATAAAAATACAGCTCAATGTTTTACCTATATTCTTCCAATTTATCATATAATTCTCCTAAACGTGCCACTCGGCAACTAACTTATCGCTATCATATTCAAGCGCATATAGCTCTTTCTTGGATAGCGTCCAACCGTTCATAATCTCGTACTTATCATTAGGCTTGACCGTTCCAAGTTGTCGACTAATCACACCACCGTTGTCAACTGTCTTCTCGTTATGGAAGTGACCTTTATGGATTTCACGACTGTGAGATAGCGACCAGACACCGCCAAACTCATTTGCAAATAGCATAGGCAAGTTCTTAGGTGCTAAGTCACCATGAGCCAACATGATACCAACATTATCCAATAAATAGGCGTCACGGAACTTAATGTTGTTCTTGATAACGACTTGTGGGTATTTGGCTTTCAAATACTCCATGAACATGTATTCCATGTTTCCCGAATGATTGCCAGCCATTTGTTTGATGTGAAGTGTTGTGCTATTTTGCAATGCAGCAGTAACCAAAACGTCAAAGAACTGTTTAGCGTCCTCAACGGCTTGTACCATATTAACTTCATCAAGTAGCGTGCCTTTTAAAGTCTGTGATGACCACATCTGACTAGAATGGAATAGATCACCCAACTGCTCAATCACAATCGTTTTGTAACCCTTATTGATAAGCTCTAACAGCCTATCTAAGTGACCTTTAACATCAAGCATGGTAGCTATACCAAAATGCAAGTCAGGAAGCGGTACAACCAAATTGTGCGTGTCTCGTGCAACCTGATTGACCGTGTATGGCATAATGTCTGCTTTGAACAGATTAGCGATATCCTGTGGTGTTAATTCATCATCTGACTTAGGCTTAACCGTAATCTTAGACTGATACAAATCAATCAAACCATTCTCAACGCTGTTCTGTTGCCAGAAGTTATTGCGTGCTGATACGATATCCCAATCAGCAGGATTAAAGCCGTGTGCTCTCAATACGAACTCTGGGTCTTTAGCCTGTTCAGAAGTCATCTGCATTGTCGTTGTTGATGTTGTGCTGCCGTCTTTGTTGATGACAATTTCAGTACCACGTTTCACATCTTTGACTTTGTTGTCTGGTTTGCCTTTATAACGGCTACTAGTCTGACCAGTGGCGATAAATCTTGAAACCGTTCTCCTACTGAAGTTTTCACCAAATTCATCAAACAACTTTTGAGCTATTTTGCTAGATGACAAACCTTGCTTTCCTAGCTCTGCAACTCTATTCTTATATTCATCAGTCCATTTTGTGTAGCCCATTATCGCCACTTCCTATCATCATAAAAAGCATCTTTGCACTTGTCTGTATTCGACTTGCGTTTAGATGCCTTCTTGTGTTTCTTATTATATTTTTGTTGCTTGTCTAACCTGCGGTAGATGTTTAATTCATCATCGCTGGCGACAAGTCCATAATCTTTATCGATTTTCATAGTTTACCCCGACCATCAATTATCGGACCAATATTAAGCATAGACTCTAAGGCGTATTCAACGTTTTCATCATCACAGACATGGGTCAGCGCCTCTTCATAACAATCTTCACGGCTTTGTTTAGTCGTAATCATATAGTGCGCAATCATAAGATTGAGTTTCTGCCAATAACTCATGTCCGCTATAAATTGTTTAATTTTTTCATTACTCATAATCTTCTCCAATAAAAAAGCACCAGTTAAGGTGCAAATATGTACCACATCTTGACGGATCAGGACGTGATAAGTGCAGTCCTAAAACATACACCGCAATTATGTACGCCCACACGTCAGAGCGTATCTGTGTCTATCTAAAAACTGTGTGGGAATTGTCTTTTTAATTGTGATAGGAAAAGAAGTCGAAACCCTATCTGGGAAGCTATCCCGTTTTATAGTTGTTTTTTACAACTACCACCTAGTCGAAGTCTGTACAATCCCTATCAGTGTAAGGTTGCACTAGAACAATCTTTCGTTCTAAATTATGTACGCAATCGCAGGCAAGCGACTACTATTAAGTTGTGCGAGTTAGCCAATAACATCAAACCCATAGCTCATTGTGGTTGTGCTATCGCTGTTTTCTTTGTTTGAGCGAGTATACTCAACAATTTTGTACTTACCACTAACCACACCGAAAAATAATTTAATTAATTGTTTCATAAACCGATCTCCTTTTGTGCGGACGTACCGCAATTGACAGGGCAAGGATTTGCACCTTACATGATTGCTTTTCATGGGGACGTGCCCATCAATCTATGGTCATAGCGTCTACCTATTCCGCCATCTGTCATAATGATAGATATTCCAACCTATCGTATTTTTACATACACAGTGGCTTTTTCCGAAGCGTGTGTAACGGAGTGATTAGAAAAATAAGAAACAGCATCGCTGACATTTCGTAGAAAAGAATCACTCGAACTTTTTTCGGATATGCTTTTAATGGATTAGCAATAACCCTGTTTCAAATTATCTCATGTTACAAATATAACCCTATATTTATGCATAAAACGTCAGAAAAACGTTTGTTTATACAGTCTGTCACAATACAGCACCAAGAATATGTTTAATCTCTGTACGGTATGACCTAGCTGTACTTTCAGATATGTGAAACTGCTGTGCTACCTTAACCCACGTGACAGACTTGCTTGCATAATAATACGCAACTACTTTCTGCTTGTCAGGCTCAAATGTGGCTATCCAGCGCTCAATATCTTCTTTTTGCTTGATGAGACTGTTAAGGTATCTATCCTGTTCAATACGTATCACCATGTCATCAACTGGACGTGTGTGTTTGTTCTGCGCTCGACCACCTCCAATATTCTGATCAACTTCTTGACTGTCATACCGTATTGTTTTTTCACGCTGTTCAATTTTTAATTCGAGACGACCAGAGAAGTAGTCTCTCAAAATGCTATCTACTCTATCCGCCACGCTTTGCTCCTTTAACTATTCGTCAACTATCTTGATTGTTTCTGGGTGTAACCATGCTTGCAAAAATAGTCTTCCGTATACTCCACCCACTAAATCATTTAAAAATTCGGGATATTTGGTTTTTTTATCATGTAATGTTACGGCATGTGTTTGAACAGAATCTGTTCTCTTTCTGAAATCAATAAATTGTTGATACTGTTCTTGTGTCATCCTAACTGTTGGTGCATAAGTGTCCTTTAGAACACTCATCTCATAGGCAACTAATGATGCTACTTCATCATCTAAATTTTGTTCCAACAATAAATTTTCTGATTCATCAAATGTCATTTCCGACCTCCATAATATTTAAATACAATATAAGTAACTGCGACTATTGCTGACGATAACATGCCAAACTCAATCGCATGCTGTAAGTTGTGTCCTATTTCAATCATTGTCGACCTCCACTGGTAACTGCACCGCTTCTGTTAGTGGGTTAGTCATCACTTATCTCCTTAACCTTGAATTCAATTGTTTCATCTCTTCCGAGATAACGAAGAATGGGATATTGTAGTCCTACTCTTATAGACTTAACCAGTACGCTCAAGTCTATGTCTGGTCGATTTTTAGTCAAACTGTATAACGGTGCGGCATAACAAATTTCTTTAAGTTTGTTAATCACATCTAACTCATGTTTTGTTACTTCATATTGTTCAGTCATCACTTATCTCCTCCGTGTAAAAACTCATGAATATCATTGCCGATGTCATCAGGACTGATACGGTCGGTGTCATCAACTTTGACATACGTTTCTTCAAAAATATCTGGCTTACATGAATATAGTTCGCCACGAACACCCTTAATTAAATAATCGCCATTGTTAAAGTACATCTTGCCTTCAAGTGTATTCACATAATAGTCAAATTCCTGTTTTAACGTACCTCCTATTTCACGGTTTGCAAACGCATTAACAATCCATTGTGGTAGCACGTCACCTATATTAGCGTCATATACTTTCCATGCTTCAACCGTTACTGGTTTTTTCTGGTATTTTATTTTCCTTTTTTAGTGTTTAAAATTCTAAACTGATGTATATTTAATTTAATAAAAAGTTTAGGAAGTGATTTTTAATGTTAAAAGATTCTTTTGACGTCACATTTAGAGGCGGCAGTAGTTATAGAACTTATTTTGAAATACCTAATTTGTGCCCTCACTGCGGAGAAAAAATGAGCCCTCGTTATTGTTACGGTCTATCTAGACAAACTCACATCGATACTGACAAAACTGCCACGGCGGGATTATTATTACAGTGTGTTAGTTGTGAAAAATATTTTTCTAGAATGTTTTTATTGAATAAATTAAATGATAATGGCGCTCCTCAAGAAATAGAATTATCATATAATCCGCCTATACATGCTAATATTCCTGAAAATATTGGTACAATTTCTGATAGCTTTTCAGAAATTTATATGCAGGCCCTTCAAGCCAAGCAGGCTGGGTTAGATCAAATATATGGAATGGGTTTGAGAAAAGCTTTGGAGTTTCTCGTTAAAGACTTTGGGATATACTTACATCCTGAAGCTTCAGAGGATATCAAGAAAAGGCAACTCGGTTATGTTATCGACAAATATTTCACAGAATTCACCGCTATCACTGCTCTGTTCAAAGCAGCAACATGGATTGGCAATGACGAAACACACTATGAACGCAAACATCCTGACAAAGATGCCGAAACAATCAAAAGATTTATATCGGCTACCATGTTGCAAATTTCAAGCCGGCTCACATCAGATGAGGCAATGTCTATGATTAAAGAATCCGCAAAGCCTGGAACAAAATCTTGATTATTTTTGAATTGATATCAATAGTTTGCTTTTGGGTATCTATTAGCAAATTTAAAATTTTATTCTCCTCGACTAACTATTCATACGAAAGTTGGTCTTTTTTATTTTCTATTTTTTTCATCTCATCACACTTTCTACAACTCGCCCATCACTGATACGATAACCAGCAGAATAGGCAATCTTTTTAATCGTGTTCACGCTGATCATAAAATACTGTGCAAGCACGTCGATTTCAGTAATGTTACTTCTGACCAATGCCCTTAATCTGCGCTTGCGTTCTGACGTTCGTTGACGTTCGGATTGCGCACGTGTATCAAAACAATGTGTAAACGCCCCCGAAACTGCTGCTTGCTTATTGATACGTTTAATTGACTGTCTTTTGTATTCTTCGATTGTCATTGTATTCACCTACCAACATTACTTTTCTTGCCACCTGTTGCAATAATTTCTGTCTTAACATGATGTGTCTTTTGAAATTCATATAAATATTTCTTAGCTTCACGCTCTGTATCAAAAGCTCTCCAGAAATCATCATTCACGTAAATGTTGTAATACGTTTTCATTGCTTGATACCTCTATTTGTTTAATTTCCACCGTCAAATAACCGGTTTCTGCATATCGCTTCTTGCCATGTATATCGACAGTGGCATTATCGTCATGCCATAAAACGCCGTTCAATGCGTCTTCGATACTCTTGATGTAATTGCTCATGTCTGGCTTTGTTGTGGGTAAAATCAAACCACTAGCCGCCTCTGTGCGCTTTTTGCGTGACCACGATTTTGGAATAGGTCTGAACACGTTAATGCTGACATCTAATCCGCCATCTAAAAGCTTGTAGTGTTTTCCTCTTGCAGCTATTTGCGCCATCATGCGTAAATCAGTTTTAAAATTCGCTGTCTTCTTCGGATCGTACATTCTGATGCTGTTACCAATACGTGCAGCTCTCGGTCTGGCTTGTGCCACTGGTTCAATGTCAAATTTAAATATCGTCATGCTTTCCTTTCTGCTAATTTGCTCTTATTCGTACCAAAACGCCTGTTTGTGACGTGCAAACGTCAGTTTGGTATAATTACAGTAAAACTACTTTTAAACGCTTAAATCACTTTATATTCAGTCCATGTACCAAAGCTATTTTTTCGTCAATCTTGATGCCGTTAATCTTGAAACGCTGCATGAACGTTTCGATACCAAGTGAATGAGCCAAATTGTGGTGTTCCCTACATAGTTGCACCGCTCTGTGTCCCAAATGATTAGTATGTTGGCGGTTTCTTCCTGACCCAATCGTATCTAAATGGTGTAGATCGCTTGGCTTCTTACCACAAACAACGCACATCTTTTCCATAAGACATCTGTACTCCCAGTGCGCGATTTCCTGCGGCTCCAGCTCATTCAATGGTTTCACGCTCAAAGCAATGTCGTGAAGCGCTGCGTAATCTAACAGCATGTTGATGAACTCGTTTGTGTCTGACTTATTGCCCTTGACTGCGCTCAGACTAAATTCGCCAAAGTCTAAACCGTGGTAATACTCGTACATACCGTAAAAGTTCCTTCTCGTGCTTTCTACAGTCTCTAACCACGCTCCACCTACTTGTGACAACCAAATGTCATTGAGCAGTGCAAACGCAAATCTACGCTGTTTT